ATAAACTCCTTTTTTCATTATTCGTCACTCCTTTCTTTAATTATAGTTTTGATAATATCATTGCTTTCAATCTCTCTGCTTCCTCTTTTTCTTTCTTTTCTGACTTTAATAACCTTTCATATCCCCACTTTTCTTTCAACTTTGACCTTAACCTTTCTACCTCTACCTTTTCTTTTATCTCTGACCTTAACTTTTCTACCTCCCCATTTTCTTTCAATTCTGACCTTAACCTTTCTACCTCAGCAGGATCACAAACATACAAACTCGTTTGAGGATATGCCGGCCTATCAACTGCTGAGCAATCAAATAAAGTCTTTATTTTCTTTATAGTTCTTGTAGACGTATGTTGATCATAAGCTTCTTCTTCAATTGTAAATGCAAAAGATTGCTTGTTTATAAGTCCACATTTGACCATCTCATATAAGTCCCTGCCTACTGTTGTATCAGCAACTTTTACTCTTACTTTTAAGCCTTTATTATCTACAGTTAATTTTAAAGTATCATTTCTAACAGCTGCTATTATAAATATTTCATCACTATGATTATACTTAAACGAAGTGTCTGACATATCACAATTGTCTAATGCTCTAGAATCTATTGTTTCATATATCTTTTGCCCTTCATGTTCCCATAGCGCAGCTGGGGTATTAAACAATAGTGCATAGCCTTCAAGTATCATATCTTTTTCCTTATCCATTAATTTTAGCTCCTTTCTTCTAACGGTTTCGCTTTTCTAGTTTTTTAGATTTTCTTTATATATAACATTTAATCTTTCTTTGGAATATTATCACCTCCTTTCAATATTAAAATTTTTTATTTATTCAATCCTCTTTTAAGTATTTGAGCTTTTTCTCAAGTAATGCCTCTCTCTTCATTGCTAATCTTTCAACCGGACTTGATGGTAATGCCCCTGACGATCCTACTCTTGTATAATCTGTAATCGGATAGTAATTTGTTTCTATGTCTATTTCTTCTCTAAGTTCTCTAATGAAAAGGCTTTTTCTAACCTTGTTTAATGCCTCATCTCTAATTTGCCCTACCCTTGATGTATGAACTTTATGAATCTCCGCTATCTGTTTAAAGGTATAGCATTTACCCTCTTCGTTAAGTCCGTAATACATGATTATAGTTTCTAATTCTATAGGCTTTAGCTTATGCTTAAACTCATCTATAAACTGTTCTATAAATACTTTTGATTCTGCTATTTCATCCGGTGTTGGTCCTTCATCCGCTATTATATCCAGTAAGGTTAAATCTCCATCTTCTCCGGCTCTTTGCTTATCTAGTGAAGTCACTTCTTCGGATGCCTTTATAATTCCTCTTACCTGATTAACTGAAAGTTCCATCTTTACCGCTAATTCTTTTGTTGATGGCCTTCTATTTTCCTCTTTGAGTATCCGCTTTTTTATCTTTTCTAGCTCATATATTTTTTGAATCATGTGTATAGGTACTCTAATAGTTCTTTCAGTATCTCCTATTGCTCTTGTTATGTATTGTTTTATATACCATGCTGAATAAGTTGAAAATTTACCTTTCTTAGGATCATAGTTGTCAACTGCTTTCATTAGTCCTAAAATTCCCTCTTGAAATAAATCGTCTTTTGTTAAAAAAGTTTGATTATCATATCTATTAACAAAATACATTACAAACTTTGTATTGTGTATAATGAGCTTGTCTCGACATTGTTTTTCATCTTTTGCTTTAACTGCTAGTTCGTCATTCTCTTCAGGTGGAAGCTCTTTCGCTAAATTCTGATAGTAATCCATATATCAAGCTCCTAATAATTATTTAGTTATTTTCTTTTAGCTTGCATCCTCTACCTCTTGTTGCTTTGCAAATTCTGCAAATTTTAAATATCTAGGTATGAAATATAGTTCTATTTTTCCAGTTCTTCCATGCCTGTTTTTTGCTATTTCTATTTCAATTCTTTCTCCCATTACCTGACCTTTATTATTTGTTATAGCTTTTTCAGATGATGGATAGTAATAATAATCTCTATATAAAAACATGATTACTGAAAAATCTTGTTCTAGACTTCCGCTGTCTCTTATATCACTTAGTAAAGGTCTTTTATCTTTTCTTGCTTCCGGTCCTCTATTAAGTTGAGCCAGTGCTACAATAGGGATGTTCATCTCTAATGATATTTTCTTTAATTCTCTACTAATGTAAGCCATCTCATAGTTTTTAGATTCATGCTTACCGCCATTTATAAGTTGTAAATAATCTATAAAAACTATCTCCGGCTTAAATCTTTTTATCTTAGATATGATCTTAAGTAAGGTACTAGAATTTATATCGATATTAATTTTTTTATTGCTTATATCTTCTCCGGCTTTTAAAATATCAGTCCATTCATAATCTTGGAGCTGTCCGGTCCTCATTTTTTCAGTATCAATATTTTGTTTAAATGACATAATCCTATGTATTAAATCAGATTCGCTCATCTCTAGACAAAAGAATAAAGTTTTTGCCTTTATCTTGTCTATCATGTTTAATGCTAGAGCTGTTTTTCCCATTCCTGGTCTAGCAGCTATCATGTAAAGATTTCCACCTTCTAAGCCATGAATCATTTTATCTATTGAATGAAATTCGGTTTTTATTCCTGTAATTCCTTTAGATCTGTTTTCTAGGTCCGTTATTGAGTCCATAACCTGGTCTTTGATGTCTTTTTCTTCTTCCTGGTTAAGATTGGCTAGTGGTAATATCTTTGTGCTTATTGAGTCTATTAAGTCGCTTAGGTCTTGTTTATTGCCTTCTAATGTAACGGTTGACATTGCCTTTAAGATTTTCCGCTTGGTACTTTCTTTTTTTAATAAGTTTATATGTTCCCCTGTGTTTTTTAGATTTGTAATAGTTTCCGGTAAGCCTGCTATATAGTTTATATCAACTTTTGAAATTTCGTTTAGTGTAACTATATCGACTTTAGTTCCTGATCTAACAAGTTCAATAATATCTTTGAATAATGTTTGATGTTTTTTATCCTGAAAGTCCTCCGGCTTTAGTTGAGCAACTGCCATGCTTAGTTTATCTTCATAGAGTAAGCAAGCTCCTAGTATCTCTCTTTCTTTATCCATATATAGCCTCCTGGTATAGTTCTTTGAATATCTCTCTACCCCTATACTCTCTATTTAGCATGTATTTGTTATCTTCCCATATTTCATAGATTAGAGGGTATTTCTCTTTTATAGCCATAATCTCATCCCTTTGAATATGCTCATTAAATAATCTATTACATACCTTCCAGGCTTTATCTACTGGTAAATGTCTATTAGATTTTATATTTTTAATTACTGTTGCCGGCTTAACAAAGAATTCAGCAGATTTTAAAGCTTGGTAAAATGCTTTTTTAAACTCATCAGGTGGAATATCTTTAAATATTTCATACCAGGTATTTAATAGAATTTCTCTATCTCCGTTATATCCAAATATTGCTTCATTCTGTTCTAGGTATTTTTTCATTAGCTCTCTTGTCATAATTCATCCCATCCTTTGCTCTTACCATTACTATTGTTTTTGTTTTTTAGAAATTTGGTATATATATCACCGTTGTATCTTTCGTCTAATCCACTAACAAACCTTGGTACTCCGTTACCCTGCTTTATAAAGTTTATTAAGGTCCATTCACTATCATAGAAATAGTCTGCTCTTAAAACTTCGTTGTAATTTTTTATAGCCTCTATGATCTTGTCCTTATCCCACTTTTTCAGTTTAGCCTTTATTGTATCTTTCAAAGTATCTGTTAATTGTGCATTATTTATGTCTTTTAAAAGACTTTTCCAGTAGGAGTGAATTTCTTGAATTTCATCACTATATATATTTATATCATTCTTGTCATTCTTATCATTCTTGTTTATATTGTCCGACTCCTGTTGCTTTCGTAGTTTCTTCGTAAGATTTTCGCCGTTGCTTTCGTCGTTGCCTTCGTAGTTTTTTGGAGTCTGATAAACGTTGTAATTTACAATGTTGACAAGCATGCCGTGTGTTGCTTTCGTCGTTGCTATCATTGTTTCATTGTTGTTTGTTTCGTCGTTCCCTTCGTAGGGATTTCGTAGCCATTTAATAATTGTATATATTTGGCTCTTTGTTGGTATTACCTTTCTGTAGCCTACATACCAGCTGCAAGCTTCCATTATTTCGGGAATGCTCGTCCATAATTGACCTCTTTTTAAATTGTTGTATTGTTTATGTTGTGCTTTAGTTATTAGATAAACCCAAACTTTTAAATATAACGGTGGTTTATTAAAGATTTTGCTTTCTATAATTTTTCTACTTAGTAATATGTATCCACCTTTAATTTTTGAATCCTCCATCTAACCACCGTCCTTATTTCTGCTCATTTCCCATTGAGAAACATTTGTATTAAACCTTAATATTCTTGGGCTGTTTGACTTTGCCTCTTTAGTTACAGTTATAAATTTTCTTTCAATTAGTTTTTTTAGTTCACTTGATACATGACTTTTGTTAATTCCCGTATTATCTGATATAAATTTCAAAGACATTGGATGATCTTTTCTTTGGTGACCATCTGTAAATCTTAATACTATGAAAATTATTCTATGTTGTGTAGCATTCAAATCAGCTTTTATCAAGTTATCTATTACCTCGTTAGATACATCAGTAAAGTTATTATTTGAGTTTATATCACCTCCATTAACCATTTAATCACCTCTTCCTTTTCCTGCTCTTAAACATTGCATTTGCTTTCTCTCGTGCTAATTTCTTAATTAACTTAGAATTTTCGCTCTTACTTATTTCAATCTTTATATCTTCTAATCTCCATCTATTAACCGACCTTGGATCTGTGTCCATTCTATACAATTCCATCTTAAATTCCTCCATTAAATCCTCCTCATGTTTTGTTAAAACCCTTTGATTTAATGGCATTTTAATTCTCTCCCTTTTTAACCTAGTATTAAGTTTTTAGCTTCTTCCGGCAAATACGGAAGTTGTTCCTCTACTAATTTTTCTATTTCATATTTCTTTTGTAGTGTTTGCTTATATTCTCTTAAAATATCTCCATAAACTTTTTGTTCAGATGCTGTTGTTATTTCAGGTAAACTTTTTATTTGCTCGTTTATTGCTGTATCTTTATCTATAAAATTTATTAATCTTTTATGTGAGTCTAACCTTACAACTTTTGTATTAATCATTTTCTTCCTCCTGATCTTCTATTAACTTATAAAATTTTTTAGCTGCATCCTTTAATCCATTCATAAAGTATGAACCTTGCGACCATCTGTCACCAGTGAATCCATGTCCTATTACTGCGACTCCATCCTCTCTTAGTAAAAGAACATCAGATCTTGGACCTTCTTGTTTAATATCTAGTATCGTGTAGGAATCCCCCGCTTGAACAAATTGTTTATTGCTATAGTTATTCATCTTTCTATCCTTTCTTTATAAAGTTCTATTTTCTCTACTGCATTTCTCTAAGTATTCAGGAAATTTATCAACTATTATTTTTCTTATTTGACCTATTTTAATACACGGAACGTCTGGATCAGTCTTGCACAAATGTCTCAACCTATGTTCTCCTATTCCGAAGTACTTAGCTGTAGCTTGTATGCTATCAAGCTTCTTAAGTCCTTCAACTCTTTTATAATTAGCCATAATCACACCTCACTTCTTTGGATTACCTTTCTTGCTTTGAACATTTCATGTACCATTAATTCTAATTCCTGACTGTTTAATATTAGAATTTTTACTATTTTATGAAAATCTTGTAAGGTCATTTTCTCTCTACCATTAAGCTTTGCATTTAACGTTTTTGGATTTATTCCAATTTCTTCAGCAACTTCTTTTTGAGTTAATCCTTTTTCAATAATTTTTGCTTTTAAAAAATCTAAGTTCATTAGTCCCTCCTATTCAATATCTTTAAAAAATAGTTCATCTACCGTTGAATCTAATTCTTTTGCTATTTTAGCCATTACTTCAAAACTTGGATTTATTCTCCCTGTTTCATAATCGCTTATTGATTGCTTTGTTATTCCTACCTTTTTTGCTAATTGTGCTTGAGATAGATTTACTCTCATTCTTTGAATTTTTAAGTTTAATCTCTTTTTAATTTTCATAGTTCACCTCCTTGTCCGCTTTTTTATATCGGACCATAATATTATCTTTATATCTATTGTGGACCATATTAATCTCTTTGTCAAGTATTTTATTAAATTATGGACAATATTATTATTCGGTGTTACAATATAATAGGAGGTGTACAAATGAGTTTAGGTGAAAATATTAAAAAATATAGAAAAGCAAAAAAGATTTCAAGAGAAGAGTTAGGGAAAAAAATAGGTCTCTCTCAATATTCTGTTAAAAAATATGAAATAGGTAAAGTAACGCCCTCTATAGAAACCCTCAAGAAAATAGCCAAAGTTTTTGAAGTTTCACTCAATGATCTAATTGACACCGATCAAGTAACTAGAACAAGTTTTAAA